ATCAGTCGCCCACCTGGATGCTGGTTTCTTCGAGGTCGGCCTGGATCGCACGGGCGGCGACGCGGGTCGCGGTCACGCGGTAGGTGTGGCCGCCGGCGGCGATCACGTTTCCCGGGTCGGCGGCGGTGGTCAGGGGGAGGAGGATCCGGGTCGCGGCCGCGATCACCATCGCGCCGGCGTCGGTGGTGTGGGCCTGGTTGGTCTCGTACAGGAAGCCCAGGCCGGTCTCCTGCTGCGTCCAGGACTTCGCCATTTCGCCGGCGTCGTTCCGGGTCTGTGTCGCGCTGTACAGGATGTATGCGTCGCGCATGAAACGGCTAAGGCCCACAGGTTGCTCCCTTCTATCCAATGGCCGGCCCGGTGTACCGGGTCAGCAGGGCGGCCACCAGGGCGTTCTGGTTGTAAATGCCCTGGACGTAGGAAAAGCTCATGCCGGGGACGCCTTCGCTGGCGGTCTCCGGCTGGAAATAATCGTTGAGGGCCTGGCGGGCGATCAGCTTGACGCCCAAAACGAAGTCGGCCGGGCCGGTGGCGGCGTCGAAGCCCCAGGTGGCGGTCACGGTGATGTTGTCCGTGCCTTCCGTCCAGGTGCCGCCGTCCAGGCGATCGAGGCAGTAGCCGCGGTTGACGTATTCGTCGGCGTCCAGCGCCTGGCCGTCGATGGTCACGCTGGTGATCGTGTTCGCCCAGCGGTTGAGGTAAAGCCGGCTGTCGCCGCGGCCGCTGAAATCGTGGGCGGTGGCCGTCTCGGCCTTGGTCCAATCGAGGATCTCGGCCTTGATGAATGCCTCGACTCCGGTGATCAGGGCGTCGACGGCCGTGCCGTCGGCGCTGCTGAGGGTGGTCCGGGTCAGGGCTTCCAGGTCGCTGTGCGTGATCAGGTTCGCCATTATTCGGCCTTTTTCTTCCGGCTTTTGCGGGCCTTGGGGCCGTCACCGACCATCTTGTCCGGGGCGGTCTCGATGGCGGTCGGTTCGGCGTCGGGGATTGGGTCGGGAATCGGCGCCGGGGCCGCTGGTGCTTCCCACTTGGCGACGCCGGCGGCCACCAGGGCGCGGGCGCGATCCTGGTCCTTGAGCCACAGGATGTCGCCGGCGGCGTTGCCGGGCAGGTAGCCGGTGATGCGGATCGGTCGGATGCTCATGCGTATCTCCTGGTCAAAAGTGGGACCGGGGCCGGGCCGGACGGCCCGGCTCCCGGTGGGGCGGGTGGGTCCTACAGGACGCCGGTCAGGCTGGCGATGGCGGTCTGGACGCCCACGCAGCCGTCGACGAATTCGACGCCCTTGACGGCCAGTTGGTGCTTGGCGAAGGTGTCGCCGCCTTCGGTGGTCGACTCGACGATCATCGCCTGCTGCTCGCCGACGATGTAGCCGTGCTTCCAGTAGCCGAACCAGATCTGTGTCTCGTTCGTGCCGGTGCCGAGGTTGGAGGGGATCGAATCGTTGATGACGTAGGGCTTGCCGAGGATGGTCGCCGGCTTGTCATCGCCGATGCTGGGCATCCACAGCGGCCGGTCGTTGCCGTCGACCATGCCCATGATGAGCGACTCGGCGGTGCTGTTCAGCACGAAGGTGCCGCGCGCGCGGTACTTGGCCGCCACCAGGTACATCAGCACCTTGAGGTCGGTCCAGGCCAGGGCGGTGGAGGCGATGGCGTCGGTGGGGATGCTGGTGTAGGACGAATCGCGGAAACCCTTGGGCTTGCTGGTGCCGTTGCCGCCGGTGAAGGCCGCCTCGCGGCCGTAGGCGAATTTCTCGGCGAACAGCTCGGCCAGGAGGGCAATCACGTCGATCTTGGTGGAGAACGCCAGCTGGCGGGGCAGGTACACCAGGGCGCCGTGGATGTTGGCGGTCAGCGCCACCTGGGCGATGGTCGGCTTGTCGTCGGTGATCGCGGTGTTCTCACCGGGCCAGTAGGTGGCCGGGCCGTCGGTGGCGATGGGCCAGTTGGTGGTCGAGGATTCCATCGGCACCACCTGGCAGACGCCCTGGAAGGTGTTGTACTGCGCCGCCAGGAAACCGACTTCCTCGCGGAAGCTGTCGGGGACCAGGTAGCCGCCGTCGGCGCCGGTGCCGATGCTCATGGCCTTGACGGCCTCGGCGTGGCCGGCCTGGATCTTGGCGGTCTGCAGGTTGGTCGGGGTGATCTGGCCGACCAGGAAGTTTTTGATGTGGCTGTGGGTCTTGGGGTCGTTGAGGGCCTGGCTTTTGAAGCGGTGCGAGCCGGCCACGGGGAGGGCCTTGCCGGCCCAGGCGTCGCCGAAGACCTGCAGTTCTTTCTGCAGGGTTTCGCGGTCGATGGCCTTTTCGTTCGCCGGCTTCATGGCGGCGTCGATCTCGGCCCGCAGGAATTCGGCCAGCTCCTGCTTGCTCAGGGTCAGGGTTTCGTTCGGGGTCGCGGTCTTGGTCATGGTAGGATGGCTCCTGTGATGGTTTTTCGGTTCGGGTGCCTAGCGCGGCGTGACAATGCCGCGCTGTCGGTTGATGCCGTCGATCACGACCGATCGCACCAGGTCGCGGAGTTCGTCGCCGGACAGCGTAGCCGTTTTTTCTCGTCGCCCTTCCTCCAGGTCAGGAAGGGTGCCTTGCTGGGCGGGTGCGTCATCGGCCGCCGGGGCGGCGGGGCTGGCGGTCACGGCCGCCAGGATGGAGTCGATCTTGTCGGTCAGGGCCTTGATCGGGTCGGGGTCCGGCTCGGCCGGGTCGCCGGCGGTTTTGCCGTCGGCCTCGTCGTCGCCTTCCCACTTGGCGAGCAGGTCGCCCAGGGTGGCGGCGGCCTGGGATAGGGAGTCGCGGATGCTGCCCAGGGTCGCCCGGTTCTTTTTGCTCAGTTCGGCGCCGGCTTTCGCAGGCGCGGCCTCGGCCTCGCCGGGAGTCGGATGGTCCTGGGGGGCCGCCTCCAGGCCGGCCGCCTCTTTGGCTTTCGGGGTGGCGTCGTCGGGGAGGGCGTCGCCGAAAATCTTGATGAACAGGGGTCCCAGGTTGGCGTCGGCGGCCTTGGCGTCGCGGGCTTCGGCCCGGAGGGCCTCCGGGTTGGCCGGGATGTTCACGACGCTGAATTCGAGCAGCTCAAATTCGGTGTATTTGCGCCGGTAGCCGGCTTCGACCGGGTCGGCGTCCTCCCATTTCAGCGGTCTGAAACGAATCGACACGGCGTGGAGAAAGCCGTCCTCCACCAGGTATTTGATCAGGCCGGCGAAGGGGTATTTTTCGCCGTCGGCGAAGCGGACGCCGCCGTACCAGGCCGCGTCGGTGCCTTTGACCAGGCGCGGGGCATTGCCGATGGGCGGGATCGTGTGGTCGTGTCCCCACAGGACCACCGGGTCGGCCATGAAGCGGTCCACCTTCATGCCGTCCGGGTCGAGCACTTCCTGGTCGCGGTCCACAATGCCGCTGGTGATCTTGAACCAGGTCAGGCCGTCATCGGCCGGCAGGCCTTCCGGCGGGGCGGCCTTGGTGATGCCGAGCGAAAGGGTTCTCTGTTCCATCGTTCGTTTCCCCCTGGGGTTAATCTTCAATTACGGGGATGGTGCTGCAGCGGCAGTTGATGATGTCGGCTGGGTCGCCGGCGTAGTCGCCGGGGGATTCCAGCAGGTCGGTGCCGCCGCTGGCGCTCTCGACTTCAAAATATTCGTTGACGCCGACCTTGGCGCCGTTCATGGCTTCGTGGTCGAATTCGGCGCCGCCGGCCCAGGTGCGGGTCCGCTCATCCACGCTGGTGATCCAGGCCTTCTGTTCCACCTTGCCGCTCTCGGTGTAGGTCAGGATCGTGGCCGAGTTGGTGGCGCCGTTGACTTCGGTCCGGGCGATCCGGGCCGACCGGAAGGTTGCCCAATTATTGCAGAGCCGGGTCAGGTGTTTGTTCATCTCCTGGATGCTCTGGCCTTCGGCGACGCCGGCCAGCAGGACGCGTCGGATTTCCTCCGCGCTGTAGCGGGCCACCTGGTCCCTAAACTTGAACACGCGTTCGCGCAGAATCCGCTGGATGGCGTCCTCGGTGGGCTTGCCGCCGCCGAGGGCCTCGGCCAGGCGCCGGACGGTTTCTTGCATGGCCGGGGTCAGATATTTGAAGGCGATGGCGGCCAGGGCGGCGGCCTCGGCGGTTTCGTCGAACAGGTCGAGGTCGTCCAGCAGGTCTTTCTGCCTGGCGATTCGCAGGCGCTTCTCCGCGCTCTTGCCGGTCGGCAGCTCACGCTCGACGGCCGGCCAGCGGGTTTCGAGGCCGGCCGCTAGGCGGGCGCCGAGGTCCCGGAAATAGGTCCGCATGGCGCTCCGCATGGGCATCTCCTGGCGGCTCAGGCGGGCGACGTGGCGCTTGTGGAGTTCTTCCCGGAGGGCGTTCGGGTAAAAGCGGGCGCCGTCCTTGGTAAGATAATGCGTGGCAAGTTTCCACAGCGCCGGGTCTGCCGACTCCGGGGTGATGATTACGCTGTGCGTCGGCTGCTCATGGGTGGCGGCCTTGGCCTCGCTCACGCGTTGGGTTTTGTCCGGGGGGGCGCCGGTTTCCGGGTCGGGCGCCGGCGGGGTCAGACTGAGGGCCTCGTAGGGGACCAGGCCGCTTTGGATCAGGAGCTCGTCGCCGTTGTCCACGGCCTGCTCGCCGATCTCGCTCAGGATCTGGTTCCGGCTCTTGAGGCCCATCCGGATGTAATGCTCGCGCTCCAGGATCTCCAGCTCGCGGTCCGTCGGCACGGGGTTGGTGTAGTTGAGGCGCAGGCGGTAGCCCTTCGGCTGGGGGTAATGGCGCTCCAGCAGGTCTTTGTTGATCCGGGCCACAAACATGGTGGCCTTGGGCTTGATACATTGTTTGTTGAAGGCGATGTCGGCCCATTGGCTGTTGGCTCGGTTGAAATCGGCCACCATGCCGGCGGCGGCCAGAGGGACCTTGTAGGCGCCGCAGATGATCCGCTCGCGGGTGATCTCGCTGGCTTGCAGGTAGCGGGCGTCGGCGTTGGGGATGCCGATGGGCTTGGCTTCGCCGCCTCGGCCCAGCACCAGCGGCAGGTGGGCCTTCTCGACGCCCTGGTGCTTGCGTCGAATCGTCGACCAGATCTGGTCGATGTCCTTTTGGGTGATCGGGACGTTGGCCGGGAAGGTCACGACGTATTCCGGGGTGGCCGAGTTCTGGAAGTAGCGGACCTGGTAAATCTGGCTATAAACGCTGATGTCGTGGGCGAAGGCGAAGGCCTCGATGGGGCTGGCGCCAAAGTAGGGGTTTTTGGCGCTGGGCAGCCGGAAGTGGATCAGTTGTTCGGACGGGATCAGCGTCCGGTCGCCGGCCTCCGTCCAGATGTAGGTGGTTTCCAGGGTGTTCCGGTTGATCGCCATGCCGATCTGGTCGGCCGGCAGGGGGATGATCGCCCGTGGGGTGTGGTAGCGTTCGTCCAGCGGCGTGTGCCAGTAGCTGTTCCCGGCCAGCAGCAGGTTGATCCAGGTGAATTGGGTCAGTTCTTCGCGGGTGTTCTGCGGGTTGGGGTTGTCCAGCAGGTCGAGGAACACATGATCTTCGACGGGCTGGCTCTCGCGGGTGCCTTGGGTCCGGCGCTCCAGGGTCAGGTAAATGTCCAGGTCCATCATCCGGTCGGCGATGGTGGTCACGGCCGTGTAGGCCCAATCGCGGGCCATGTCCAGGGCCTGGGCCTGGGTCAGGTTGGCGTTGGCGGGCCGGTCGGTTC